CTGCTCTTTGGTGGTGAATACCGCCATTGCGTTCTGTTTCTCAATGACGACTAAGTCCGTTACTTCGCTCATGGTTTCTCCTGAAATTTGGATGTGCAGATCCAGCCCGCATTGAGCCAGGCCGATCGGTTGAATAGGGTGGTTGGTATCAGTGAACCATCGGCTCGCCGCGCTCATTCAGCAGAACAACAACGGAGTCACTTTTGATGATGGTTTTTTCGAAGATGTTGAAGGCGTACAGGCCTTTCTCAACGTTCGCAGAGGCGCGATAAGTTTTACCGTGGTGTTGCAGCATTGTGCCCGGTAAAACCTCGCTACGTGGCACTGATGCGGTGCCGTAGTGCATTCCAATCATGCCTTCACCTCAACCTGTTTCAGGAGGCCAGCGATATGCATCTGCCAGCGGTTAAGCACCAGCTTTTCACGCGGTGCCGACACCGATGTCAGCTGCCACTCGTTATCGTTGAGCTTTTTGGCGGTGTACTGCTTGCCGTTGTGGGTGACTGTCATGATGCCTCCAGCTTTACACCAGGGACCTTTCCCGCCTTTATTGCGTCATACAGCGCTTCAGCAGTGCTCTTAAACAAGCGATGCTCACCAATCACGCATGGATCGTAATGCAGAGCGTTGATGAAGGCGTATTTCTTACGGTCTTCTTCAGTAATTGGCGAGAAGTCACCAGGCTCTCCAGATGAAGCCAGATAGCCAATATCAACCGTGGCGCCCTTATCACCTGAATACACAACAACTCCCTGCGCATAGCGAGAGTCCTCATCAATCCAGAAATTAACTTCTTGCCCAACCTGAGGGAATTTGAAGGTTCCCCATGCAAAATTACTTTTCATAATCATCTCCGCGCTTAAGGCCGCGCCGCCGAACGGTTAATACAAGACTTCAACGCATTTATTCAGTGTTTCAATGGGCGGTGGATGGCCGCCGGTTGTCATAAATGGGCAGACTCGAAAATCTGCCTATGTATGGCCGATAAAAAACCCTCCGGAGCGGGTCTATTCAGTTGGTGGTTCAGGCAATGGCATCCAATGGGTCACTCTGGCTCTTCTGTTTTGACTGTCGCCATCACTAACCCGCCAAATCCCTTTATTTGACAGCCACCCCATGAACTGATAACGCTCATCATCAATGTCGTTATCGCCATATTGACCGAAACATAAGACATCGGCCTCGTCATCTGGCACCCGATCACCGCACTTTACCCATCCCATAGACTTACCCTCTGTCGTTACCCGCTGACGGGCGTAAAAAAGGCCACCACTGGCAGCCTTAATCAATTTCTTCAACCGTGATTTTGCAAACAATGGCGTACCGCTTAACCGGGTCACCATCTGCGTCCTCTGGGCGTGCATATGAATCGCGTGTCATCAGATAACTGATGATGTCGCTAACCTCTGACATGTCAGGACGCTTCGTAAACAGAGCATCAGCACCAATAATTGCTATTGTCTCTTTCATACTTCACCTCATGTTATTTGCCCGCTGATGCGGGAGAAATGCTTTGGTCGGTGTGGTGGACTGGCACTGAGTCGCCACTCTCACTTACTTCCTGACGCCCTGTTTTCTGTATTGGCAAACAACTATCTGCCCAGCCGGTTTTCAGGTCTTATCACACTGCTAGCGTTGCACCTCGCTTGAGGACACCGCCACCACACCCCAAAACATTCCAGTTACGCACCATTGCCGCTCTCCCTGAGCCCGCCGGGCGTCCGACGCATGGTTTACTGTCGCGCCGTTCGACTGACCGAATCTCCACTTCGCCGCTGGTTAACTTCGCTCAGCTGTTGATGTTTCGTTTCGATGAGTTGATAATAGCGATGAGTATTGTTTATAGCAATACGTATTGATATTAAATAATAGCTATTGCTATTAATGCATTGATAGCTAAAGGAATTTATTTTGATATTTTTTCGAGGGATTGAGATTCAGATCGTTTTTTTACTGCGGCGGGTATTGCTGTGACGAATGGGCTGGCTGCGGGCAATAAAAAACCCAGCGTTGTGCTGGGTCTGGTTCGTGTCTAGGTGTGTTAGCCGTGCTTTCTATACGTTTGTGGCATGCTGCCAATGACTTTTCCGAATACGAGTATCCTGTTCATTTCTTCTTTTTCGATCGGTTCCCATGGGCGGTAAGTCTTGTTATCGGAAATGACAAGCAGCTTATCTTTCATCTTCTGCAAGCGTTTCACGTGGGACGTGTCGTCGTATATGAAGGCGTATATTCCATCACCATCGAAATGTTGAACACTGATATCGACAAACAGCAAATCGCCTGGCTCGATGGTCCCGGACATGCTATCACCGCGAACATTAATGATTCTGATCTGCTCAGCCTTTCTGCCATTGAACATCCGGCGAGCATCTTCCACTGAGTATTCCACGGATCTAAGCACCTCTACAAATTCGCTGTTGATGGCTCCAGGTCCAGCGCTTACGTAAAAGTCTAGCGCTTCAATGCGGAAGGTGTCAGTAGGTGCCGGCTCTGTTTTTGGCTGCGAAATTGCGGGCATTTGACCATCGTCACGCATCGGGCCAACTCCGGTTGAAAGCCACTCAGACCGAACGCCAAGCGCATTGGCGATCTCAACAATTTTAGTTGAACCCCTGGCATTGCCACTGGTCAGCCTCCAGATGGTGGGCTGAGCAACGCCAGACGCCTTAGCTAAAGCGCCCTGAGACATGCCAGATAAGTCCATTGCCTGATTCAGGCGTTCTGCAAGAGTTTCTTTTTTCATGAGTTTAAATTTATACGCTTGCGTATTGTTGGTCAAAACACGTTTAGCTATTGCCTAAATCAATACGCATTGCTATTATCAATTCACACCAATACTCATAGGAATTGGAATATGACGAACAAAACCATCCAGCGCGCCATTGATATCGCTGGTAGCCAGAAGAAATTAGCCGACCTGTGCGGTGTAGCGCAGCCGACGGTATGGCGCTGGTTGCACGGTGGCGGCATTGATGCCCGCTACGTAATGAAGATTGTGTCTGCAACTAACGGCAAGCTCAAACCAGCAGATATCCGTCCAGATCTCGCCCAGTTGCTTGGGGCGAATAACACAGCCGCCTAACCGGCGGCCCTAACCACGAAAGGGAAAGCAATGCATTCACTTGCGTATCAACACAATACCGGAATACACCCGGGAGCGGTGATAAACCGCGCTCAACCTAAGGCGGCGCCAGACCACGAAAAGATCCGCGATGCGGTCCGGGCATGGTCGTCGGCGCTGGACAATCAGGACGTGGTGTCAGCGCTGATCATCAACGAATACCGGGAGCAGGGCGGGACCGCCATCAGCTTTCCGGAAGACATCAGCCGGGCGCGCCAGAAACTGTTTCGCTTTCTGGATAACCGTTTCGACTCTGAGCAGTACCGCGAGAACGTGCGCCAGTTGACGCCCGCAATCATGGCGGTACTTCCACTGGAATTTCGCAACCGCCTGGCGCCACAGAACGACACGATGTCGCTGATCGCCTCTGCGATGAAAGAGTGTGCCGAGGCTAAGCAGGCTGTGCTGCTGGACGCTCCAGAGCACCAGAAGCTGAAAGAGGTAAGCGAGGGTATAGCGTCGCTGTTCCGCCTCATGCCGGAGCAGGTAGGCCCGCTGATGACGATGGTCACGTCGATGTTGGGGGTTATGTGAGAACTACAGAAATGGCGAAAGCCGGTCTGCGCGAACAGAGCCGACTTTCTGGTGCAACAAACGCTAGTCAATTGCGAGGTCATTATGACAAACGCTAATCCAAAACGCCAGGCGCAGGAGGTTTAACTGTGTCGAACGTCGCTTACGCAAATTTCGCGGCGCATTCCGCCGCCAGGAGCAACCGGATGGAGAACCAGAAAACCGGATTCATCCCGTTGTACCGGAGTGTTCTTAAGCAAACCTGGTCGAAGGACGTCTTCCTGCGCACGCTGTGGGAAAACCTGCTGCTGTGTGCTGCTCGCCAGCCATATACAGCAAACTTCAAAGGGCGCCAATGGCCGCTGCAAACCGGACAACTGGTCACCACCTCAGCCGATCTCGGGCTGAATTTATGCGACAGGGAAGGGAAGCCATGCAGTCGCCACGCCGTAGACAGGATGCTTGATGTTTTCGAGCGTGAAGGGATGATTTCTCGCTCCGGAGAGAAGCGAAAGGGCTCTGTGATAACCATCACAAATTACGCTGAATATGCTCAAAAAATGGACGATTTACCCGAGCGTATCACCGCGCGTATCTCCGCGCTTAATGCCGAGCATGGCGAACCCAGTAATGGCGCGGCTTCGGAAGGTTATGCCGCGCATAACGGAGCGCATTTACCCGAGCGTTTCACCGAGAATCATGAACAACAATGTAATAACAACAATAAAAACATTAAAAGATCTTCGTCCGAGAATTCTGACGAATCCTCTGACGCACGCCTGAAGAAATTTTTATCAGCTCATCCAGAAGCTGCGGTTTACACCCCATCCGGTGCGAAGTGGGGATCGGCTGAAGACCTCGAGATCGCTAAGTGGATTTCCTCCAGGGTGAAGCTGATTAACCCAACCTGCAAAGCCCCGGACATGACCTCCTGGTCTAACACCGTTCGCCTGATGCGCCAGATAGACAACCGGTCGCACCAGGACATCTGCGCGCTGTATGACTGGGCAAGCAAACACCACTTCTGGCAGACCAACATCCTGAGCCCGGAAAGCCTGCGTAAGCAGTGGGACAAGCTGACAATGCAGCGTAATTCTGGAGGCGAGCAGCGCGCAGCTAAGCCGGATCTGGACTTCAACAACACTGACTGGGCCTATGAGGTGATTCGATGAAATCTCTTGCAGAGCAGATGCGTAACCACGACCGCGAGCAGATGAGCCGCATGGCCCATAACCTGCCAGAGCAGTATCAGGAACGCGCACCGGTCGAGCAGGTGGCTCAAGTGTTCAACGGGCTGTTCAACCAACTGCGTGCCGCGTTCCCGGCCAGCATGGCGAACTTCCGCACCCAGGACGACCTGAACGAATTCCGCCGTCAGTGGCTACTGGCGTTCCAAGAGAACGGGATCCACTCAATGGCGCAAGTCGATGCCGGTATGCGCATTGCCCGCCGTCAGGAGCGTCCATTCCTGCCGTCGCCGGGCCAGTTCGTCGCCTGGTGCAAACAGAGTGGCGGGGCGCTGGGAATCAACGTTGACCAGGTGATCGCCGAATACTGGGACTGGCGTAACCGTTCGTTTGAATTCACCTCCAGTGAGCATTTCCCCTGGTCGCAGCCGGTCATGTACCACATCTGCGTTGAACTGCGCCGCCGCAGCACAGAGCGCCAGTTGACTCATGGTGAACTGGCACGCGAGGCGGGCGATCTGCTGGACATGTGGGAGAAGCGCGTCACCGAGGGTAAGCCTGTGCCGCCGGTACGCCGGGCGATTGCAGCACCGGCTGCCGAGCACGGGCCGACGCCGATCCAGCTGCTTCAGGCCAAGTACAATCGCAACAAGTCGAACGGGATGGTGTGAGATGACCATAACAATCCGTGGGCAGATTCTTGCAGCCCTGCGTAATAACCCGGGCCTGAACAGTGCTCGTATTGCCACCATGATCGGCATGACCACCAAAAAGATTTCCGGCCCGCTAAGCACGTTGTTTGCAGACGGCCTGATCGAGTTCGAAGGTAAGCATGGCCAGCGGCTGTATCGGCTGACCGGCTACGGCATGAAATACGCACCGGAAACCATACCGGCAATGCCGAAGGGTAATTCGAAGCTGGTGCAGCGCACAGAGACAAACGTGATCTGCCAGGAGTGCCGCAACAGCGCGGCAATGAAGCGAGTATTGATGGTTTGGGGGAGGGTAGGGGTATGAGCGAATGGAGTGATTATCGCTGGATTGTTAGGACCATGGCGAAGGGTAACGGTGTAACGCTCATCAGCATCGCCAAGCACTGCGGCGTATCGAACAGGAAACTTAATCAAATTCTGCAAACCGGGCCATCCAAAGAACAGGAAGAACTCATAGCCGAAGCTCTGGGGTGCGCAGGGTGTGACCTTGCGGAAATCCACAGGCAAATGGGCGAGTTATCAGACAAGTACGGGAGAGCATCAGCATGAAACCAACATACGAAGAACTTGAAGCCAAGTGCGCGGCTCTGGCTGCGGAGTTGCGTGCAGTCGAAGCAATCCACAGCGAGGCAGTGTTCATCACAGACGATCACTATGAGCAGTGCCCGCCGGAAGTGCAGAAGATAATTAGGTCACTGGCCGTGATGCAGATTCCTGCGTACCACGCTTTCCTGGCTGAAGTGCGGGCCAGTGCAGTTGATGAGGTTTGCCTGAAAATTAGCAACGCAATTATTAATTGCTATCAGGACGAACAGGTCGGCCTTGATGCAGCAGCAACTATTTGCGGTGACTTCGCCGCCCAGCTTCGCAAGGGAGTGCAGTCATGAGACTGAAAATGCACACGCCGGACGGATCGGTGATTGTCGAAAGTAACCTGGTAACGCAGTTCTACCCTGATTTCGAAAGCGGCGGCGAGCTGACCATCATCGAAACGGTATCGGCAACAGGAGAAACCTTCTCGGTTAAAGTAAAGCACTCGTTTATGCAGGTGACTGGCGCGCTGGCTACAGCCTGGAGCGTTGACGAAAAGAAAGCAGAAGGAGCCGCCCAATGAGCAACATCGACAAACATGCCGTCCAAGCAGTTGCCGATTTGAAAGCTGGTTACACCCTCGGTCACGCTGATGTGGCAATCCTGAACGAGCTGGCGCGTATAGCACTGGCATCGCTCGAAGTGGAGCCTGTGGCGTACATGTACAAAGACAATCTTCACGCTGATGCTCGGTTTAGCCTACATACAAGATTTGGCAACTGGTCTCAGGAAGATATCAACGAGTACGAAATTACAGAGATTCCACTCTACACCGCCCCGCCAGCGCCGGTATCTGATTCGCTTCTGTCGGAGCTTTTAGGCATTGCGAAGAGGGCCGCATATGAAGCAGACGAGTGCGCACACGCGGAGTTTAGTGACGACTCCATGGAGCATTCAGCCGCAATAGCTGACTGGGAGCGCCGCGCAGCCATGCTTCAGGGTGCCGAACTTGTAACGACGGCTAACAAGTTGCCTGAACCAATCAAAGACAATCGCCTCAATTCCGGGGAGGAGGCTGATGATTACTATTCTGGCTATCAGGCCGGGTGGAATGAATGCCTTGAAACTGTGCAAGTGATTTATGAGGGCAATCCAGATGCAAAATGAAAGAATTTTTTACATGGATAAAGCTGTTGATTTGTTCAACTCGCTGCGAGAAGAGAAGGTTTCAGAGCGCATTGATAACGCTCATCTTGGAGCCATGGGGGCGGTTAACGTTCAAGTGTGGACATCTGTCTTGGGCGGGACGTTGCAATACGAAACTTCAAACGGCGGATGCACCTTGCGCGTTATTCCAGCAGCACCGCAACAGGAGGATAAATGACTCCACTACTCTGCCCATTTTGCGAATCGACAGCGCTTAGCATTGGATATTCATTCAGTTTTCTTGGAAAGAAACGCTACGTCTCATGCAGATGTGGCGCTCAAGGGCCAGAGAAACGCACCAAATCTGAAGCAATTTCTGCATGGAATAGCCGAATGAAGGTGTGGTTTTACAGCCCCGAAACGCTGACATGTGCTGGCGAGCGCAGGAGAACTGCGGCTTACATTGATAGCCTTAAGCAAGATGGATTTATGCCTGAGCTAATTGCAGCACCGCAGCAGGAGGTGAAGTGACGAACAAGATGACGAGAGTTACCATAGATATAAATCAAGGCCCTTAGGGGCCTTTTATTCTATGATAAACGGACTTTGTTTGAGATTGACGCCATGAAGCCCAAGAAGCTAAATGCTGAGCAGCAATACAAATTAGACCTTGAATTGGTCAAGAAGAAGCCTGCGAACCGGACCGAGGCAAAAGCCCATTTGGCCGCACAGTTACGGATCAGCAAGTACAAGACGCAGACCTCTTCCAAAATCCGCGTAGGCAGTTTTAAGGGGCGGAAAAAGGTACATTTCAGTAAGGCGGAACAAGCAGCCAGGTCAGCACTAAATAAAGCAAATGCCATTCGATTTTCCGAAGGGGAGGTCGAGTCCGTCGATACGGATAGAATCTCAGAAAGTAACAAACGCTGGCGCGGGAGAACTGCTGACTAATGTCTGACTGGAATATTGCTGCAAAGCCGCAGGAAGAGCGCGATAAGGTTAATGTTGACCTGGCGGCGTCCGGAGTGGCGTACAAAGAGCGCCTGAATATGCCGGTTATCGCTGAGGTGGTTATGCGCGAGCAACCGGAGCATTTGCGGGACTACTTCCTTGAACGCCTTAAGTTTTATCGCGAGAAGTCGATAACTTTACCGAAAGGTAGTGATCCCGATTATTTAAACAAGGAGGAAGTAAAATGAGTTTTGATTGCCTATTATTCGGAGCTGGACACAAGGGCACACCGATCACTATTGATGGTGATTTTGTTGAAAGAATTATGGGTCCTGTTGCTGAAACTACTAAAAAAGTACCATTTGAAGTTAAAAAATACATGGTGGAAGGCTTTACCTACGCTGTAGCTGAGCATCCGCCTGTAAGCTTAACGCCTGAAATTGTTGACGCGGCTATTACCGCATCTGGAATTCAGCCGCTCGATTGAATTGATTTTCCATAATCAACCCGCCATAATCATGTCATCGGAGCCTGAACAACTCCGGTGACTTCTGCGCATTTAAGGGGACTTAAATGCGACCACAATCTGAACTCCTCGCCTTGTCACAGATGCAGAAATGCACCTGCGATTTTCTTCATTCTGCGTTACCTCTCGGAGGTGGCGTATGAAGCAGCACTACTGCATCGTCAATGACACCGTTAAAGAGAACCTCATCGCGTACATTCGCACCCTGCCGGTAAACCCTCGCGCGCCGATGGTGGTCGAGGCCCGGGAAGAGACCCGCACCGATAAGCAAAACCGTCTTATGTGGCCGCTGCTGAAGGACCTGTCTGACCAGGTTGTCTGGCACGGTGAAAAGCTGACCCGCGAGGAATGGAAGGACCTCATCACCGTTCTGGTGAATCAGACTCAGGACCAGGAGCAGAAATCCGCGCCGGGCATCAACGGCGGCCGCGTTTATTTCGGCGTCCGCACATCCAAATCCAGCAAGCGCTACATGGTCGACGTGATCGAGGCGATTTACTGGTTCGGCACCGACCGCGGTGTGAGGTTCTCCGAAGCATCCAGTAAGCGCATCGCCTGGGCGCAAGAGTGGAGGACTTCCCATGGGTAATCCTCTCGCACGCGTCATCATAAACGAAATTTTCCGCGTTCCTGCGCGCCGCAAGCGTAAGCCCGTGGTTAATCCGTCCGACATCCCGACACTGAAAGGCTACACCGCCCGCCTGGTGGATCAGAAATGGCTGCGTCTCGCTGCACGGAGGAATCATGCGTAAACCAACCCGTCGAACCTGCAAGGTCTGCAAAGAGAAATTCACCGCTACCTTCGACAACGTCTGGTGGTGCTGTCCTGAGCATGGCGCCATCTACGCGCTGGATTTGAGGGCAAAGCAGAAGGTGAAAGAGGCCGCTAAGCGTATCAGTGAACAGAAAGAGGCAGAGAAGGCAGGGCGAAAACGCCGACAAGAAAAGCGCGAGTCACTAAAGTCTAAATCCCAGTGGGATAAGGAGGCCCAATCGGCCTTCAACCGCTACATACGGATCCGGGACGAGGGAAAAGAATGCGTCAGCTGCGGCAATCCACTCATCGGCAAGAGCAATTACCTGACAGGCAGCGCCATTGACGCCAGCCATTACCGTTCGCGCGGCGCTGCATCGCATCTCAAATTCAACGTGTTTAACGTCCACTCCGCTTGCACCCGCTGCAACCGGCAGTTGAGCGGCAATGCTGTCGAGTACCGGATCCGTCTGATTGAGCGTATCGGACAGGAACGTGTCGAGCGCCTTGAATCTGATAACGATCCGCGCCGCTTCGATATCCCATACCTTCAGCGCATCAAATCCATTTTCACACGCAAAGCCCGCGCGCTGGAAAAACGCCGCGCCCGCCGACAGGAGGCAGCATGAACCACGCCGACTTCCTGCGGTACCAGGCAGAAAGCGTTAAGCGCGCCTGCATGCCACCAGTAGCAAAGCACAGCCAGACTAAAACCAACCAGCCACATAAGGAAGCCGCATGAACAGTCAGCAACTGGAATACGTACGTCAGCAGCTCATTGTGGCGACCGCAGATCTGAGCGGGGCGACGAAAGGGCAGCTGGTAGCTTTCGCCGAGAACGCACAGTTCACCGCGACGGCGCGCAGCCGGGGCCGGAAAAAGGTATTCGACAAGGATAAGCAGCGCATGGTCAATCCTGACGGCCCGGCGATGAGCGGCAGCCAGTCCCGCGCCAAGGGCTCATCAATCGCGCTTGTGGGCCCGGTTGAGTTCGTGACCGCATCTTGGCGCCGCGCCGTCCTGTCGCTGGAAGAGCATCAGAAGGCATGGCTGCTTTGGAACTACAGCGAGAATATTCGCTTTGAGTACCAGGTGGCTATCACCCAGTGGGCATGGGTAGAGTTTCGGGAGCAGCTCGGCGCGAAGAAGGTGGCCGGCAAGACGATGGAGCGCCTGAAGAAACTGATATGGCTGGCGGCGCAGGACGTCAAAGCTGAACTGGCAGGGCGTGAAACGTACGAATACCAGGCGATGGCGAAATTGGTCGGGGTAACTCCAAAGAACTGGTCTGAGACGTTTACGGACCGCTGGGTGGAGATGCGCCGCATCTTTCTGCGACTGGACAGTGGTGCTTTGTTGCAGGTTACGCGATCACGTTCACAACAAAAGGCGACAAATTTAGACTCAAGTCTTGCAAAACTGGATTGAAACGCATATATTTCATGTAAATCTGATATCGTCGCCATAGCTTCGTAGGTCGACAAAGAATTAAGAGCCTCGCCATCGTGCGGGGCTTTGTTTATTGTGCTTTATGTAAACCAAGTAGTCTTTAAAAGTTAAAAATCATTTTTAACTTATGTAAAATGTGGCCTCCAGTTAAAACAGAGAGGCCTCATCATGAAGAACTTCCAGCTTTACGTTGGCGGCACTAACAACATCACCTATCGTTACGAAATCAGAAAGGTGGATGATGCTTTTAGTGTTCGAATATTCAACGTCAAAAACAAGTTGCACAAAGAGGTCGGTTGTAAGTCGCTTCGCTTTGTGTCAGCTCATGATGTTATCGATGAGTGCACATCGCATTACAGGAGGCACGCTGAAGGCCTAAGAGGCTTTTTACGTGGGCTCAAAATGTGGTGAAGGTGCAACTCAACAGACAGGTCGCTTAGGCGGCCTTTTTATTTGCCTGTAGCTAAGCGGTAAAGCTCCCAAATCATAATTGGATGATTGCTGGTTCGAATCCAGACGGGCGACCCAAACCCACTACCTGGGACCCTTCGGCCATAGAGCCGACATTGCCTTACCCTCACATTGCCAGCCTGTCGCTGGCTTTTTTATTTTCAGGCCCCGGGAAACATCCTCGACATGCCTTGTTGTTAAATCGTCCCGAGGGCCTGAACCAACTACACACGGAATAAATATGTCTGAGACCTTCACTATCGTAGGCGTTGGTCTTACATCGTCATCAGTCGGTGTAACCTTTGCCACGCTGTTTCCGGAGGCGACTCCAGCAGTGATGCTCGGATCGCTTGCCGGAACGGCGCTATACGTTCTGACCTCAGATCCCCATCAACTCTGGAAGCAGGCTATCTTTGCGCTGATATCGTTTATCAGTGGAGTGTTCTTCTCCGTACCCATGGCGAAAATCATGGCTGGAATCATCAACACGCCGTTAAGCCTGATGAAGCCACCGGCCAGTATTGAGGTATCGCCAGCTGTCGGTGCAATTGTCACTGCTTCCATTTCCGTGGCAGTCCT